GCCAATACTGCTTCGGCTGGTAGTGCTGCTAATATCGCACATGTTGCTGGTATGGGTGGTGTACGTATGCTTGTTGGTAATAATGCTGGCGATTTGACTATTCGTCAATCTCGTCCATATCATCGTTACCAGCCTGGAAAAACTATGTACATGGCTACTGCTATGAATTTCGGTACACCTACAACTGGTAACTTTCAGCGTGTTGGTTTCTTTGATGATGGCAATGGTGTTTTCTTTGAACAAGGCGCTGCTACTGCAAATAACCCATCAGGTATCTATTGCGTTATTCGTTCAGATTCTGGTTCTGTTAATTTCAACGATGGCACTTATACTTCATCAGTTCCAGTTGATACTAAATTTTCGTTTGAAAATTGGTATGGCGATCCCGTATCAAACCTAATCGATTGGACAAAGATTCAAATGCTTTGGATCGAATATGCATGGTATGGTGCTGGTGGCATTCGTTGGGGTTGCCAAATTAATGGCGAACCATATGTACTTCATGAAGTAGGTACTGGTAATAGCTCTTATAGAGGTTCTGCACAACAATTCCCATGGTCGCGTACTGGTAACCTTCCTGTTCGTTATGAGCAAAGAAATATTACAGCTACAGCAGCAAATAGTGTATTAATGCATTTTGGTGTTTCGGTTGTTGTCGAAGGTCGTCGTGATGAACAGCGTGGGTTCACTTATTCTTATGGTCTTCCTCCAGGAACAAACCGTAGAAACGTTCCAGCTGCTTCAACACGTTATCCAGTAGTTTCAGTTCAAATGAACCAAATGGGTAAAGTAGATTTTACTGGTAATACTAGCTCAAATACTATTATTACAGCTTCTTCTAACTCAACTTATATTCAGGTTGCTGGCACACCATTTACGCCTAATGCTTATGTTGGTCGTGCAATTTCTTTCCAAGGAACTGGCGCCAATACCGCTAACGTGTTTGTTGGACGTATTGCTAACAATACATCAAATGGTATTTATTTTACTGATATCGTTTCAAACAGTTCGCCTGTAGCTGGTACTCCAAATAGTTCATTTACATATCAAGTTGGTCTTGTAAATCGTGGTCAAATTCTTCCTCAGTCATTAGTTATTGCTTCTGATGGCGCTGCGCTTGTTGAGCTTATTGTTAGCTCTGCTTCGAATCCTGTTACATTAACTAATGCTGCATTCGTACCAATGAATACTGTTGGTTCGTTTAACTCCCTTGCTTCGAAAGATTATTCAGCAAACGCTATCACTGCAAATACTGGTGAAGTTGTTTACGCATTCGCTGCTCCTGCAGGTGGCTCAGGTCTTCAAACTTTCGATCTATCTAATTTGTTTGCTCTATATAATAATATCAAAGGAAATACACCTGACATTCTTACAGTTGCTGTATCTACAAACAGCAGTTCGCAAGCTAACGTCAGCGCCCATCTTATCGCTCAAGAAGCGATGTCATAAGGAATACTACAATGAAACTTATTACCGAACTCTTTGAGGATATGGAGTATATTACCGAAGCAAAAGAAAACGGTGAAAAAGAACATTACATCCATGGCATCTTTCTTCAGGCTGAAAAGAAAAATCGCAACGGGCGTATTTATCCATTACATATTATGGATAAAGAAGTAACACGCTATATGAACGATATCGTTAAGAAAAATCGTGCTTATGGTGAACTTGGTCATCCAGCTGGCCCGCAAATTAATCTTGATCGTGTATCACATATTATCGTTGATCTTAAAAGAGATGGCAATAATTTCATTGGTAAAGCTAAAATTACTGATACACCGATGGGCAATATTGCTAAAGGTCTTATGAAATCTGGTGCGAATTTAGGTGTGTCATCCCGTGGTTTGGGTACGCTTAAAGCAATGAGAGACGGAACTATGCAAGTACAAGAAGATTTTCATCTTGCAACTGCTGGCGACATCGTGGCTGATCCATCAGCTCCTGATGCATTCGTAAAGGGCATAATGGAAAATGTAGAATGGGTTTATGATTCTGCTAAAGAAACATGGCACCAAGAAAAACTACATGAAATGAAAAAGAAAATGCATAAAATGACAATGGATCAAATTGAAGAAAGCAAATTTTCTATTCTTGAGAATTATCTCTCTTCTCTAACACTTAAACTGTAATTAATATAAATAAATTTAAATTCCATCAAGGAGAGCTTAGATGACCGACCAAAACGAATATATTGATGAAATGGATGTTGATACTCTAGACGAGGCATCAACTGCTATGGATTCATTGAAGCCAAATTCACGTCCAGCTGGCGCTGACCCAAAATCAAAAATCGATTACATCACCCATACTATCGGTGCTATGCATGCAATGCGTAAGGACGATCTTACAAAGTGGTTCGATGATGCTATGGCTCTTATTGGCAAGGAAGCTTCCCATCTTCCAGGAAATGCTAATGAAAAAAGCAATGAGGCTTCAATTCGCATGAAGGGTTCGCATGCTGTTGGTAAAGAAGGTCCAAAGGCTAATATGCCAATGGTAAAAATTTCTGTAAAAGAAGACGTTGAAGAAATGTTTGCTGGTCAGGATCTTTCTGAAGAATTTAAAGAAAAGGCATCGACACTATTTGAAGCAGCAGTTACTGCTCGCGCAATGGTTGAAGTTGCTCGTCTTGAAGAAGAATACGAAGTACAATTAACTGAAGCTGTTGAAGAAATCAACGAAGAAATTACATCTCGTGTTGATTCTTATCTCGATTATGTTGTTGAACAATGGATGACTGATAATCAAGTTGCTATTGAAACAACCCTTCGCAATGAAATTACCAATGATTTTATCACTGGTCTTAAGAATCTTTTCGCAGAGCATTACATTGAAGTCCCAGAGGACAAGGTTGATGTAATTGAAGCTCTTGCTGATAAGGTAGAAGTTCTTGAAGCAAAGCTCGATGAGCAGATCAACGAGAACGTTGAAATTAAAAGAGCAATGGTAGAAGTTGAAAAAGAAACAGTTCTTGAATCATACTTCGATGGTTTAGCTCTTTCACAGCAAGAAAAGTTCGCTGCTCTAGCTGAGGGTGTTGATTTTGATGGTGACATTGATACTTATAGCAGAAAGCTATCAATCATCAAGGAAACATATTTTGTAAATGCAAGAAGAGCACCTACTTCAACTAACATTGAAGAAGAAACTTTTGAAGGCGAAGTGACATCTGGTACAATTGGCATCGACCCATCTGTCAACAAGTATGTCCAAGCGATTTCAAGATCAATTAAGAAATAATTCTTTATAAATAAATTATACTGATACAATAAAGGAGATAACAAATGTATCTAGCTGAGGAAATTCAAAAGAAGTGGGCTCCTATTCTTGAGCACGCTGATCTATCCCCAATCCAGGACGCACATCGTCGTTCTGTAACTGCAGTAGTTCTTGAGAACACTCAACGTGCTCTTATGGAATCAGCTGCACACGGTTCATACCAGACTCTTATGGAAACTGGTCTTGAAACTGCTGCAATGAACCAGATGGGCACTTCATCTTCGACTCAGGGCACAGGCGGTATCGATACATTCGATCCTGTTCTTATTTCGCTCGTTCGTCGTTCAATGCCTAACCTCATTGCTTATGACATCTGCGGCGTTCAGCCAATGACTGGTCCAACTGGTTTGATCTTCGCAATGCGTTCGAAGTACAATAACCAAGGCAATGGCACTTCAAATACTTCATACGGTGGCAACAACGTAAACGAAACATTCTATAACGAAGTTAACACTGCTTTCTCTTCAGTAGTAAGCGGCAATAACACTCTCGGTCAGAATGCTGTTGGTACTATTCCAGGTGCAACTAATACTTCACCATTGACTTCGCTTAACACTTACAACACTGGTGGCGGTATGTCCGTTGCTACTGCTGAAGCTCTTGGCGCATCTTATTATGCAAACGGTGCAGCTGGTCCTGGCGATATTCCACAGATGGCTTTCTCGATTGAAAAAGTTACTGTTACTGCTAAGTCACGTGCCCTTAAGGCAGAATATACTATGGAACTTGCTCAAGATCTTAAGGCAATCCATGGTCTAGACGCTGAGACTGAACTTGCTAACATCCTTTCGGCTGAAATTCTTGCAGAAATCAACCGTGAAGTTGTTCGTACTATCAATATCACTGCTACTCAGGGTGCTATGGATAATACAACTACTGCTGGTGTTTTCGATCTTGATACCGACTCAAACGGTCGTTGGTCAGTAGAAAAGTTCAAGGGTCTTATGTTCCAGTTGGAACGTGAAGCTAACCAAATTGCTAAGCAGACTCGTCGTGGTAAGGGTAACATCGTTATCTGTTCTTCGGACGTTGCTTCCGCTCTACAGATGGCTGGTGTTCTTGACTACGCTCCTGCTCTTAACTCAAACAACCTACAGGTTGACGATACAGGTAACACCTTCGCTGGTGTTCTAAATGGTCGCCTAAAGGTTTATATCGATCCATACGCAATCGGTGGTAACTATCTAACTGTTGGCTATAAGGGTTCTTCAGCATTCGATGCTGGTATCTTCTATTGCCCATACGTTCCACTACAGATGGTTCGTGCTGTTGATCAGCAATCCTTCCAGCCAAAAATCGGCTTCAAGACTCGTTACGGAATGGTTGCAAATCCATTCGCTGAAGGTACTTACTCAGGTCTTGGTGAGCTTATTCTTGGTGGTGCTAACACTGGTAACAAGTATTACCGTCGTGTTATCGTCAACAATCTTATGTAAGTCACTATACTTCTCATAAAAGTAAACTAAATAAAGTCAGGGGGAAACTCCTGACTTTTTCTTTTGGAGGATATAATGGCAGAAAAATATGGATTTGTATATCTTTGGTTTGATCGCAAACATAAAAGATATTACGTAGGATGTCATTGGGGAACAGTTGATGATGGATATATATGTTCTTCCAATTGGATGCGTGATACATATAATCGTAGACCGCAAGATTTCAAAAGACGTATTTTAAAAAGAAATTTATCAAGAGAACAAATGTATATTGAGGAACAAAGATATTTTGATATGATAAAAAAAGAAGAAATAAAAATACGTTATTATAATTTGAATTTATTTTCTAAAAAGCCATGGCATCAATATCCAGAATCAGTAAAAACAATTGGACAAAAAATATCACATTCTAAAAAAGGTAAATCTATTGGTCCATGTACAATAGAAACAGCTAAAAAAATATCTAATGCAAACAAAGGTCGCGTGTTTACTGAAGAACATAAAGCCAAACTTAGAGCTGCTAAATTAGGGCGTAAATTGTCTCCTGAACATAGAGAAAAAGTAATAAAAACACTAAAATATGTTAAAGATAAATAAATCAAAACAGCAAGAGCAACTTGCTAACTAATGGAGGGCTTCGGCTCTCCCTTTTTTTTCTTTACTACTTTGTAAAACTACAGTATAATCATATATGAGGCGATGATAAATAGTAGTGATCATATGGAGAATGAATAATGGTTACTACTACAGCGATAGACAATACCCCGTATAATAAGAATTTCTTAAGTCCACTTAACTTCCAGTTCCAGATTAAACGTGCACCATATACTAACTTCTTTATTCAAAAAGTCAATCTTCCATCATTATCATTAGACTTTGCAGTACAACCTAACCCATTTACTAATATTCCATTAGCTGGTGAACATTTGCAATATGGTGATTTAACAATAACATATAAAGTTGATGAAGAATTACAAAACTGGTTTGAAATACATAACTGGTTAAGATCATTAGGTTTCCCAGATAATTATCAAGAATATGCTAATCTTGCAGTTAATTCAATTACATCAGGTAATGGTGTTCTTTCTGATATTACATTGCTTATTTCTGATTCTGCAAAAAATCCAAATTATGCGGTAACATTTAGAGACGCATTCCCAACATCCCTTTCTGATATTACTTTTCAATCAACTGATACTGATGTAAATTACATTACAGCTACTGCTACATTCAGATATATTCTTTATGATGTTCAAAAGATTTAACTTTACTTTTATACTACATTAACTTATAATGGTATTATTGAGTGGAGTTTATTGATGAAAATTGAATCTATATTTGAAGAGTGGGATAAAGATACTGATGTTGACAAAACACAGCTGGATGATGAATCCATAAAGATCCAAAAATTACATCATAAGTATTATAAAGTTTACGTTTCTGAACGGCTGCTTTACCGTAAGTTAGAAGCAGATATGAAACAATTGAAGTTGGAAAAATATGAGTTTTATACTCAAGGACCAACTAAAGAACAAAAAGATAAAGGATGGGAACTGCCATCCCGAGGATTAATCCTTAAAGGAGATATCCCTACATATATTGATGCCGATAAAGATATTATTGAACTATCATTAAAAATTGGTTACCAATTAGAAAAAATAGAATTTTTAGAATCAATATTAAAATCATTGCAAAATAGAGGGTATCAGATTAAAGCTGCTATCGACTTTATCAGATTTACTCAAGGTGGCTAATGGATATAGTTAAGATAGAAAAAGTCGATGAAACTTATAATAGAGTTACATGCGATCCAGGAATTGCTTATGAACTGAATGAATATTTTACATTCGATGTTCCAGGTGCAAAATTTATGCCAGCCTATAAAAGTAAATTTTGGGATGGTAAAATTCGACTTTACAATACTATGACTGGTATGCTTTATGGTGGCCTTTTAAAATACGTAGAAGAATTTTGTAATAAAAGAAACTACGAACTTGATTATGTTACAGATTTTTCTGCCGAAGAATTTTCATTAAAAGAAGCTAAAGAGTTTTGTAAAACACTTAATCTTACAATAGAACCAAGAGATTACCAGCTTGATGCATTTGTTTATGGTGTCCGTAATCGTCGTTCTCTTTTGTTATCTCCAACAGCTTCTGGTAAATCATTTATTATCTATCTACTGACGAGATATTACAATGCAAAAACTCTTATTATTGTACCAACTACTTCTCTTGTTAGTCAGCTTGCCAGTGATTTTGCTGACTATGGTTTCGAATCAGATGTTAACGTCCATCGTATTTTCTCTGGACAAAACAAACAAACAACTAAACCAATCACCATCTCTACTTGGCAGAGCATATATAAGATACCTAAAGAGTATTTCGAATTATTTGACGTAGTTATCGGCGACGAAGCGCATCTATTCAAAGCCAAATCTCTTACTTCTATAATGACAAAACTTAATAATTGCAAGTATCGTTTTGGGTTTACAGGAACTCTAGACGGTACGGAAACGCATAAGTTAGTTCTTGAAGGATTATTTGGTGCAGTTAAATCAGTTACAACTACCTCAAAATTAATTGAACAAAAACACTTGTCTAATTTCTTAATTAAGGCTATAATACTAAAGTATCCTGATAACGTGCGTAAGGCTACAACCACTTTAGATTATAAGAGTGAAATGGATTTTCTTGTAGGGTTGCCTGAAAGAAACAATTTTATTAAAAATTTAGCATTGTCTCTTGAAGGCAATACATTGTTATTATTTCAATATGTAGAAAAGCATGGCAAAATATTATATGACATGTTAAAAGATCAGGGTATTCCTGTTCATTTTGTCCATGGTGGTGTTGATGGAGAAGAGCGTGAAGAAATTCGTAAAATCGTGGAGCAATCACCATCCAGTATTATCGTCGCTAGTTACGGGACTTTTAGTACAGGAGTTAACATTCGTAATTTGCATAACATCATATTTGCTAGTCCTTCAAAATCTAAAATAAGAAACTTACAATCTATTGGTCGTGGTTTGCGTAAATCAGATAGCAAAGAAACCGCTACCCTTTATGATATAGCTGATGACCTTTCTTGGAAAACCAGAAAAAACTTTACTATATTACATTTTGTTGAACGTATGAAAATTTATAATGAGGAAAAATTTGAATATAAAATTTATCCAGTAAACTTGAAAGTACAATAAATGACGAAAGAATATTCACAAGCAATCAAAGATCATATCGCAAAACCTGCTCGTAAGAAAAAAGCACATTACGTTAACAATAAAACTCTCTTCGAAAAGATGCAAGAATATAAAGCAGCCCGTATATTAGCTGCAAGCGAAAATAGACCAGCGCCTAAGATTCCTCGATATATTGGCGAATGCCTATTAATGATTTGTACTAAACTAGCTACTAAACCAAATTTCGGAAGCTATACTTATAAAGACGAAATGATTGCTGATGGTATTGAAAACTGTATAGCTGCAGTTGATAATTTTGATCCTGATAGATATAATAATCCTTTTGCATATTTTACGCAAATCGCTTGGAATGCATTTATTAGAAGAATTGCTAAAGAAAAGAAACAATCATATATTAAACATAAAAATTATCAAAATTCATTTTTGATGGATTTTAATGAAGAAGGTGTTAGTATGAATAGTAATCACTTTTCTGATGATATTATTAGCTCGTTTGAAAATAAATTAAATGAAGTGAAAAATATTAAAACTAAAAAATCTGGTATTGAGAAATTTGAGATAGAGGATATTGATAATGAAAATAGCGATAATCACGGATACGCATTGGGGGATTCGCAATGACAACATCGCATTCCACGACAACTCAAAACGATTTCTTGACGATGTATTCTTTCCTACCTTGTTTCGTGATGGAATCAGCAATGTCTTGCATTTGGGGGACTTGGTTGATCGCCGCAAATACATTAATTTTCTCACTGCAAAACGACTCAGAGAAGATTTTCTAGAGCCATTAAAACAAAATAATATTGAGATGCATTTGATTGCTGGCAATCATGATGTGTATTACAAAAACACAAATAGTGTAAATGCTCTTGATGAATTAGTAACAGGTAAATATGAAAATATTCATGTTTATGATAGTTCTCCTGTTGAATTAATTTTTGACAAAATGCCAATTCTTCTTTTGCCTTGGATTAATAGTGAAAACAAAGAAGAAATATTTGAAGCAATAAGGAAAACAAATGCGACTATCGTGGGTGGCCACTTGGAACTCGCTGGCTTCGAAATGTTCAAGGGAAGTATCAACTCACATGGAGAAGATCCTAAAATCTTCGACAGGTTTGAAACGGTACTTAGTGGCCACTATCACCATCGTTCTACATCTGGTAATATTCATTACTTGGGTAGCCATGCTGAGTTTACTTGGTCCGACTTCGATGATCCTCGCGGCTTTCATATCTTGGATACAAAAACGAAAGAGTTGACTTTTATCCGCAATCCATATAGAATGTTCTATAAGGTTTGGTATAATGATGCTGATAAAATGATTACCGAAATCCTTGACCATGATTTTGAACAGTACAAAGGTAAGATGGTTAAGGTTATTGTTACTAATAAAACAAATCCTTACTTCTTTGATATGTTTATTGAAAATTTGGAAAAATGCAATCCATTAGAAATGCAAATTGTAGAAGATAATCTTAATTTGTATCTTGAAAATGATGATGATATTGTTAATGAAGCAGAGTCAACTATTGACATTTTCAAAACATATATTGATCAAATTAATGCACCAAATTTCAATAAGAAAAAATTAGAAAATACTATTGTAGAATTATATAATGAAGCATTGGCTGTTGAATGATAACATTTAAATCTTTAAAATGGAAGAATTTTCTTTCTACAGGTAATCTGTTTACGGAAATTAATCTTAACACACACAATACTACTTTGATCGTTGGCGAAAATGGTGCTGGTAAATCTACCATGCTCGATGCATTGTCATATGCACTGTTTAGTAAACCATTTCGAAAAATTAACAAATCACAATTGCTTAATTCTATTACGCGTAAAGAAATGGTAGTTGAGGTAGAATTTTCAATATCATCTAATGATTATAAAATCATTCGCGGTATTAAACCAAATGTGTTTGAAGTTTATCAAAACGGTAAGCTGATGAATCAATCTGCTGAAATGAAAGATTATCAAGAGATTGTTGAAAAACAAATTCTTAAAATCAATCATAAATCTTTTTCACAAGTAATCGTTCTTGGTTCAGCTACGTTCTTACCTTTTATGCAGCTGTCAGGCGGTCAACGTAGAGAAATTATTGAAGACCTTCTTGACCTTCAAATCTTCACAACAATGAATAGTTTGTTGAAAGATAAAATTACCGTTAATAAAGAAGATCTAGTTCAAAATCAATCTGACCATAAAGTTCTTTCTGAGAAGATTAAACTAATCAAAGAACATATGCAAGAAATGCAAAATAACAATGATGCTATTATTGCTGATAAAAATGAACGTATTAATGAAACAAAAGAACAAATTAAAACTTTGGTAATTCAAAAAGAAAATATTAATAAAGAAGCAGAAGAGTTAGCAAGCCAAACGCGCGATCTTGAAACTCTTGAAAAGAAAATGACTAAACTCGAATCATTAAAACATAAGATTGAAGCAAATCTTGCTATTGTTAATAAAGAAGTTTCTTTCTTTAACAATCATGATAATTGCCCAACTTGCAAACAAGAAATTGATTATAATTTTAAATGTGAAGCTATTGATTCGAGAAATAATAACATTGTCGAAATTCAAGATGGTCTTACTAAACTTTCAGAAGAATATGATAAAGTAAATACCGAAATAAAAAACATGTTTGAAATTAATGCCAAAGTCAGAAAAAAGGTAATGGATTATCATGTTGTTGAAACTAAAATTAATTCGTTGACTACTTACACAAATCAATTGATTGAAGAAATAAATTCTATTCATAAAACTGTTGAAGAACAAGATACAAGCAAACTTTATGAACTAGAAGAAGATCTTGGGATAATTGCTGATAAAACTAATGAACTAAATGATCAAAAAAACATTTACGGAGCGGCTGCTATCCTTCTTAAAGATAGTGGCATCAAATCAAAAATTATCCGCCAATATATTCCTATCATTAACAAGCTAATTAACAAATATCTTTCAGCAATGGATTTTTTTGTTCAGTTTGAACTTGATGAAGAATTTAACGAAACTATCAAGTCAAGACATAGAGATGAATTTAGTTATGCTTCTTTTAGTGAAGGCGAAAAGATGCGTATTAATCTTGCGATATTATTCACTTGGCGAGCGGTTGCTAAACTTCGCAATTCAATTAACACTAATATTCTCATCATGGATGAAGTGTTTGATAGTTCTCTAGACAGCAATGGCACTGAAGAATTTATGAAAATTCTTAATACGATTACAACCGATACAAATACATTTATCATTAGTCATAAAACAGATCAAATTAGTGATAAATTTGACAATGTTATCAAATTTGAAAAACATAAAAACTTCTCGAGGATTGCAGCATGAGATATGAAATAGCAGAAATATTTCCAACTGCTGTTATGGTTACTGAATTTGGAAGAGATTTTACTGAGGAAGAACTTAATTATTTTAAACAAATTTCAAATTCTACTGTTGAGAATGTAGGTAATTTAAGATCAAAATATTCTTATGTTCTAGAAGAAGAACCATTAAAAGATATTAAGAAAATTTGTTTAGAAGCTATTAATTCATATATGAATGATGTTTATAATCCTGAGAATAAACTAACACCATATATAACTCAGTCATGGTTAAATTTTACTGAAACAGAAGGTTATCACCATTCTCATTCTCACCCAAATAGTTTTATTTCAGGTATTCTTTATATAAATGCTGACCATGCGAATGACACTGTTTCTTTTTATAAAGATAGAACAAATATAATTAAACTTTATCCTAAACAATTTAATAAATTCAACAGTGATTCTATTAAACTTGCAGTTAAAACTGGCCTTATTGTAATTTTCCCATCAGATCTTACGCATGATGTTAAGAGTAAAAAAGGCAATAACACTCGAACCAGTTTAGCTTTCAATAGTTTCTTTAAAGGAAAAATTGGAAACGAATATAAAACAGATGAATTGACATTATAAAGGAATTGATTATGAAATTAGTTACAGCCAATGATCCAATTTTAATCAAAGAATGCGAAAAATTTGATTTTATGAAACCACCATTTGATCCTATTGAATTTGCGAAGGATCTTATTAAAACAATGTATGACAACAATGCTATTACTTTAACAGCGAATCAAGTTGGTCAGCCGTATCGTATTTTCGGTATGCGTGGTCAGCCTGAAAATTTCGTATGTTTTAATCCAAGAATCGTTGTTCAAAGCGAAGAGCAGGTTGTTCTTGAAGAAAGCTGCTTGATGTATCCTAAACTTCTTGTTAAAATAAAAAGACCACAACATGTTAAGGTAAGATTCCAATTACCAAATGGCGAAACAGTAACAGAAATGTTTACTGGTCTTACTGCAAGAACGTTCCAACATTCGCTTGACTATTTGAATGGAATCACGTATTATAATAGAGCTAACAAATACCACAGGGATATTGCTTTTAAAAAGTGGAAACAATGAACATTTTCTATGTACACACCGACCCAATTATCGCCGCTCAATCATTAGTCGACAAACACGTCGTTAAAATGATCTTAGAGTCGGCACAACTTCTTTCTACTGCTCATCGTGTTATTGATGGCAAAGAACAACAAGGCGTGACCAAAACTGGTCGCAAAAAGAAAATCTGGCTTATGCACGATGCTCGTGATAATGTTTTATACCAGGCGACTCATATAAATCATCCTTCAGCTGTTTGGTGTCGCACTTCTATAGAAAACTACCATTGGCTTGCTGAACATTTTTTTGCTCTTATGGATGAGTATACATATCGTTATGGCAAACAGCATAAATGTCATGGCGAACTATCATATATGCTCCAGTCGCCTCCTAAAAATTTAGGAGAATTTGATTGGACGCCTATGCCTTCGTGCATGCCTGATGAATATAAAGTTGCTAATGATCCTGTTAAAAGTTATCGCAATTATTACCGTGTTGGTAAATTAAAATTACATAAATGGACTGATCGTCAGCCACCAGAATGGATTTAAAATGAAACAGCAACTTGATTTTAAAAAAGTAGAAAGTCGAATGAAAGAACTGATGAAGCCTGTTGATATGCAAATTATGATGTGTGATGATTCGGCTGATGTTATGATTATGGCTTGTGCTATGTTACAACGCGTTAAAGAAATATTCGATAATCAACTTGGTGTTGAAGGTCGTAAACAAATGTTTAAAGGATTAGCAGAATGAGTTACTTTACTGATGTGAAAGATTTCCATGTAGCATTCGGTCAGCGAGTTGGCGAAAAGCCAGAACTACCTGATAGCAATGAACGGGCATTGCGTATTAATTTGCTTATGGAAGAAATTGCAGAATATTCTGAAGCTGAACTTGATGATGATTTTGTAGAAATCGCAGATGCTCTTGCTGATATTATCTACATCGCTTGCGGAACGGCTGTATCATATGGTATTCCTCTTGATGAAATTTTCAATGAAGTACACCGTAGCAATATGGCCAAGCTAGTTGATGGTAAAGTGATTCGTCGTGAAGATGGTAAGATCCAAAAGCCAGAAGGTTGGACTCCTCCAGATATTAAATCTATCATTGAGAGCAAGAAATAACTTGACAATTGTACTATATACTAGTACACTTAATATAGTGGATAATTATTGGAGAAAACAATGGTTGAAGTATTAGTAAGAAAGAAAATCGATTCCGAAGAAACGATGGGTACATTTATTACCTGTAAGGATTATGCAGATCGAATCATCACTGAAGATTGTGATCTTTATGCTGAGTCTCTTGATGGCAATACTTCTGAAGAAAACATCATTTTCAAATATCGTAAAAATGTGTTTACTAAAGAAGAAATGGATGCAGCTTATGCTGGTTTGAGAGAAGCAGCTACTGAATCTCAAAATCGTGGTATGGCGGCTGGCCCTCGCGGAGATCAGCTTGGTCAAGAAGGTCGTGGTAATCGCGATTGGGTAACGCCTGAACAAACTGAAATTCTTTCATTCCTTGCTCGTCCAGAAAATACTATTGATGATGGCACAACGATCGAATCAATTCGCGAAAGCCATAAGAAAGGTTCTAAGGAAGAAACACGTGGCCAAGTTTGGCTTCGTTCAGCTGTAACTGTTAAGTATCCTGAATACCATGGTTGGTTTGAAGAATGGCTTGTTGGTGCACAAAATTTATCACGTCAAGAGCAAATTAAAGAAGCTAATTATATTATAAACAACTATATTTCTGAAACAAATTATGCTCAGTCGGTAATGTCTGGCATTGCTGGTTATTTCGATCGCTATCCACGTATTCCTTATGGCCGTGAAACTTCTTATACTGAAAAGAACCGTGAGAAATTTAAACTAGCATTCCCATATCTTCAGAAACTTAATGCACAGTTCCGCGAATTACTTCCAGTTCGTTGGGCTGCTCAACGTCGCGAAGCTGATAAGTTAGATCCACGTTTCCTTGTCGAAGGAACTGTATTTACAACACTAACAGTTAACCATAATTGGCGTACTGCTTGTCATCGTGACGCTGGAGATTTGCATGAAGGTTTCTCGAATATTTGCGGAATTACTGGCCCTGAAGGTAAAGGTTGGAGGGGTGCTGAGTTTATTCTTCCAGAATATCGTATCGCTATTAATTTGCAGCCTGGTGATATGTTGCTTGTCAATAATCACGGCGGTATTCACGGTAATGATGCACTTATTGGAGATGATAATGACCGTCTTACATTGGTTTCATACTTCCGTGAAAAGATGGTAGATTTGAAATCTTGGGATTATGAAAATCTCCGCAAGCAATATATCGATGAACGTCGTCAAAATAAAGATCACAAATATCATCGTCCACTTTGGAATGGCGTTTCTCCTTCTATGTGGGAAGAGCAAGAGTGGTATGATTATATGGCTGCTCATAATATGGCAGATCCTTATATCGCTCAAACATCGGCTAGTTTGGATTCATTCTTCTAATGTCATTGCATAGTTTTTTAGACGAAGAACATGTTCTTCAATGGTTCTATGATAATAATGCTGCAGCACCAGCTACTGGACGTACTATTGGTTATCGTCGAGTAGCTGGTAAAATTGGCCTTACGCCAAATGAATCTGGTACTCGTGGTGCATGGGTTGATAAGAGAGTAGCTCTATTTAAAGAATTTGGTGTAAAAAACAAATACAAAATAGAGTTGCTTTCTGACACAACTGATGAAACAAAAAATGACGGTTTGCTTCCACAGTATGATGCTAAATTCGATATTCTTTGTCTTGAATTTGGCGGTACTAATCTTCAGTTTTATGGTAAAGATTGGGACAAAACAGTTAATTATGTAAAAAATCATGCAGGTGATGTTTGGTTTATTTGTGATGATCCAGATTTATCTTTCTTATGGGAATTACTTCCTAATGAAAACTGGAGTCGTTGGACTATCATAGCCAATGCAGTTAATGTACAAGAAACATTAAAAGTATTGAAAGCACCAGAAGGCGTTAAGTGCATTCATTTGCCGATGAATGCCAGTATGGAGTTTGATACATTTTCTGCTGGAACAATTAATAAAATTGTTTACATTGGCCGCAATCAAGGTCGTGCTGCTTATTTCAAAACATTCGGTACAGCTAAATCTTTGCAAATTGCTGGTAAAGAAAAAGAATGGGAAGATTATCAGTTTAAACTTGTTGATGTTCCATTACAAAAAGATCGCCGTAAATTTTATCGCAATTATTACGGTTGCCTTGCTTTGTATGATAAGAAACATGCAGTAACAGGTTGGCACACTGGCAGAGCATACCATGCTCTTTATGCTGGCATTCCAGTACTTGCTCCTTTAGGTAATAAAGGTTTAGAGTGGTGCTATCCAGTTAATACTGCTGAAGATCTTGATAAATTTGTTTTATTAAGTGTTGAAGAACGTAAGAAAATTTGGGAGCAACAATGTGATAGTATCCTATGACATCGATGGTGTTTTAGCTGAAGGACCGCCACCTTCAGAAAAAAAATGGGGAAGAATGAATAAACAAGAAAGAGATGATCGTAAACGTAAACTTGTTTATTACTATCGCAATGCTAGAAAATTATTAGAACCAGAAGAACCTTTTTTTATCGCAGTGTCGGCAAGAAAATTTGAACCAGATGTTTATGCAGCGACTAAAATGTGGATGGATGAACATTTCGGTAAACGAGTTGTTGATATATATCTCTTAGATAAATCTAGATCTGTTGCTAATGCTGCTGCTTTTAAAGTAAGTATTTTGAAAGCAAACGGTGTGCAAATACATTATGAAGATAATAAAAAAGTTCTCAAATTAATGAAATTGATGCATCCTGATGTTCAATATTATTTTTGGAAAGAAGGCATGGAAAAGCCTTTACTTTATTGATTGGAGAGGTTATAATGAATAAATTGAAACGTGTGGATATACCTGCAATGACGACTAAAAATCTTAATCTTCTTGGTACTCCAAATTTTGGGGCAACAGGTTCAAATAATTTACTAGATGCACCAACAGGTGCTAATGGACCAGCTGAACCTATTTGGAATATGAGTGCTAATAATATAAACATTGATAATGTCAGTAAAGTTTATTTCAACGAAATTATTCCTACGCAAACATTACATCTTAAAAATATTATGCCTGTATATAAGTATAATGAAAATAAGTATATTGAGGAAATTTCTAGCTATATAAATAAAACATACAGCGAACATTACTCCCAAAATAAATTCCAAGCAACAGAGTTCATTATTGACTCTGGGCATGGTACAGGCTTCTGTATGGGTAATGTTATGAAGTATGCGCAGCGTTATGGCAAAAAGGGTGGCCGTGATGACTGGCGAAAAGATTTGGTTAAAGTGATTCACTACGCAATGATGCAACTACATGTTCATGATAATGAAGGAAGTAAATAATGGAAATTAATATCCCAATCGAAAAACTACGTGAGAATAAACTCTTTATTGCCACGCCAATGTATGGCGGTCAGTGCGCTGGTATGTTTGCAAAATCAACTGCTGACTTGTCTGCTCTTTGCACTCAGTATGGCATTCCCCTACAGTTCTATTACCTATTCAATGAATCTTTGATTACTCGTGCACGTAACTATTGCGTAGATGAGTTTATGCGTTCTGATGCTCAGCATCTTATGTTTATTGACTCTGATATTGGATTTAATCCTCAGGATGTTCTTGCTCTTATGGCTCTACAGGCTGGCGATCCAGACAAGTATGATGTTATCGGTGGACCTTATCCTAAGAAATGCATCAGCTGGGAAAAGATCAAGTTGGCAGTCGATAAGGGTGTTGCTGATGAAGATCCAAATATTCTTGAGCGATTTGTTGGTGATTACGTTTTCAATCCTAAGAATAATACTGGTTCGATTCCTATCAACGAGCCTGTTGAAGTTCTTGAAATTGGAACTGGCTTTATGATGATCACAAAGCAAGCACTTCAAAAGTTTATGGATTCATATCCTCAGTACATGTATCGTCCTGATCATGTTCGTACTGAAGCATTTGACGGTTCGCGTAAGATCATGATGTACTTCCAAGCTGAAGTCGATGCAAAGTCTGAGCGTTATCTTTCTGAAGATTATTGGTTCTGTCAGAAGGCTCAGGATATTGGTCTTAAGACTTGGTTCTGCCCATGGATGAAGATGCAGCAT